GTAGATCGCAACATGTTCCAGGGTTTTTCCTGGCATGCAGGTCTCCCCCGATTTCTCGGAGGTTTCCTCGATCTAGTGTTTGATCGTGATAGTGGAGTGTTGCTCGATGAACCGTCTATCGATGCAATTCTTGCTGTAAGGCAGCTAACGCTGTTATACAGTAAGATCTTACTTCCTTGCACTAGTGCTCGGGAGCAGGAATCGATGGACGACTACATTGAGTGTGATAGAGAGGTCAAACTAAGCGACGCTAACCGGAACTCTGCTGATTTAGCAGATTTTCGGCGCGTTTCTCAGTTATTGTTTCGAGAGTTGTTCACGGCTCTAGATTGTGAAATCTGGAACCTCGAACTAATTCCGAAACACGGGCCAGGTGCAACTGCTGATAAACTCCGTGGAAACGGAAAGTATCGGCTTCGCACTTGGACGGATCGGTTGGAGGAGTTTTTTCCTGCTACCGACTTCCTCTTCGCTAATGCACGTTATGTGCACGAGGAGGCCGTGACCTATCTAGAACCCGGAGCAGAGCAACCTGTCAAGGTTATATCTGTTCCTAAGACGCAAAAGAGTTCACGTATCATCGCTGTTGAGCCAACTGCTATGCAGTATGCACAGCAAGCGCTCATGCAGTCAATGATAAAACATATTTCAGGCTCATACCTGAATATGTTCATCGGAACCGAGGATCAGACGCATAACCAACGTCTGGCCCAGAGAGGATCGCTTTCTGGCGATCTTGCCACGCTCGATTTGAGTGAGGCTTCCGACCGTGTCTCTAATCAGCTAGTACGAGAGATGCTCTCCAATAACCCCTTATTGCAGGGGGCTGTTGAAGCTTGCAGATCTCGAAAAGCTGACGTACCTGGTCATGGCGTAAAACGCTTGGCCAAGTTCGCGTCGATGGGTTCTGCTCTCACGTTTCCCGTTGAGGCAATGGTCTTTTTGACCTTATGCTTTATTGGGATCGAGCGAGAGCTCAACACCCGCTTTACCAAGCAGTCTGAATTAAAAGACTACTTGGATCAGGTACGTGTCTATGGGGATGATATTGTTGTCCCCACGGACATGGTGCATTCCGTGTCTCACGTTCTTTCGCTTTTTGGAGCGAAGGTTAACGTGTACAAGTCCTTCTGGATCGGTAGATTCAGGGAGTCTTGTGGTAAGGAGTACTATGATGGTTTTGACGTTACTGCTGTCAAGGTCCGTCGAGTATTTCCTCACAGCCGGAAGCACGCCCAGGAGGTCATTTCTATGGTATCTCTCGCTAACCAGTGTTTTAAAGCTGGCTATTGGGGGACCACGAAATGGTTGGATTCAAAACTCTCGGATATGCTTTCGCATTATCCGGTTGTTGAAGAATCCTCTCCTGCGCTAGGTCGTTACTCCTTTCTGGGTTATGAGACTCAGAGGGAATGCGAGCACCTCCATAGACCTTTGGTTAAGGGCTATGTGGTGGACGCTAGGCTCCCATCTGATCCATTGGATGGTCCTAGTGCCTTGCTTAAGGTACTCTTGAAACAAGGCAGTCAGCCTTCTGCCGACAAGAATCACCTTAGGCGTGCAGGACGCCCTCGGCGCGTCGACATCAAGCCGAGATGGGCAAGTCCATTTTAATATGGACTTGAGGGGCTAACTGCCCCCAGGGAGAATGGATCATGG